ATATGTTCTAGTAAAAAGCGGCACAGATGGGTTGCAACTGCCCACTTCTCAGTTCAAGTTGGAGCTATATGAATACCTAGAAACAAAAAAAATGATGACAGATTCCATCACTGTACAGAATGGAACTATAGTTTTAGTCAGTCTAAACATAGATGTCTTCCTGACACCTCAATTTATACCTTTTGAGGAGGAAATTGGCGCATCGATTTATAGGGATTTGGCAATATTTTTCAACTTGCAAAATTGGGAATACGGCCAAGCGTTGAGAAACATTGATATTTTAAAGGCTCTCAGCGCCATTCCGCAACCATACAGGTATGACATACAGTTTACAATAGATAACGATACTAATAGAAATCCAAATGAAGTTATTGTCAATTTCTATGAAATTATTCGACCAGACCAGATTACTTTGAGATTCCATTATGAATAACGGTGCAAAATGGCTTTAGTACCATACACAAATAGTCCAAAAGTAACAGATAAAATACTTTTTGATCTGTATACACCCGGTCCAGATGATTGCTTTACGCAAGTGCCGGAAAGTTTTGATACTATAAAAATATTTTTTATATCTAGAAGTCAATCTAATACCAAAGACTTTTCCACTTCGCAAACAGATGTGTTGCCAATTTTAGAAAGGCAACTATTTGTAACTGAGCAAGAATATTGCACAAGCACTAGTCAGTTGCAAAAACAAGAATTGCTATTAAGAAAAGATAGAATCGAATCTGAAATTAGAGCATTAACTCTTTATCCAAATAGAACTAATACAACAGATGTTAATACAACTGTACCAAATAATTCAATATCTAATAATGTGCAATTGCCTACATTTGGCGGAAATACAACTTTCTATTCAGAAGCCAATACTGTATATTGTGCGGGAGAAACTTGTGCTCCGGGCAATTTACCAATGTGGATATATGGGGAAGATAATTCGGCATCTCTAATACAGCAAGTGATTGATGACCCGGTTTTGTCTAATGGACACTTTAGATTCATTTGGGAACCGGGATCTATAAAAGAGGGTGATTATTATATTTGTTTTAGTTGGACTATGAGGCTTTCGGCTTATAAAAGCCAAGCGTATACAAGGTTTTTGCATTTTTACATAGAACCAAATATAAAAAACGAAGTGGCTATTCCTTCCCATGGATGTCCCCCAGAGAAGTACATGACCTTGCTGACAAACTACATGCCAAGGATGTATGACTCCAACTACGCCAAACAAGACAAAAGTGTTTTTACACTTACTGCTTTGAATAAATCAGTTGCCAGTTCATTCACTGGACTTGATGACCAAGCCAGCAGACTTATAGATATATTGAATGCAAATTGCACTCCAGAGCCTTATTTGAATTTTCTTGCACAGTATTTTGCCCTTAAACTTAGAGGAAATGACATTTCTCGATGGAGAGGGCAGATAATAACTGCCATACCACAATTTAAAAGAAAAGGCACTTTAGAGGCTCTTGTGCAGGCCTTTGACCAAGCTGGTATTGTACTTACTGACTTTTACCAATATTGGCAAGTTACTCTACCACAGATTTATACTCAAAGTTTTGTTTTTTCAGACACTTATGAATTTGCTCTAGATAAATTCACAAGTGACACCCTGATGGCAGACTATAGTGGAGATGGTTTATTTATTTTACAACTGGCGACAGTAACAGCCATACCACGAGAATTTGTGGACCAGTCTACAATATTAATAAATTTTGTACAAAATGCAGATGGTAGTACCAGCATGATATGGGATGGCGCAAGCAAGCCACTGCAGACTGGCGACAGCATTAAAATAACTTATGTCACGGAAACCATGACTTCCCAGCAGGTTTCACTGTGTCAATATTTCCTACAGTATTTGATACTGCAAGATGATAGGGATTATTTCCTAATCACTTCGTATATGCCATCAAAGAACTGGAATGTTCGCTTGATAACAACACAAGATCCATATTTTAGCTCTTTTGTTCCAATTATAAATCCTTTTTATAATCCGGTTGTTTTTGGACAAATTAGAACGGAATTTCCTTACTCGGAAAACGTTTACAACATGGATGAATATAACGGTAGCCTAAGAAACAGCACTAATCCTTCAGATATGGCAACTGATTTCCAAGAACCATGTAGTGGTGGAATAAGTGCCGATTATGGTATAAATGTAATTATACAAAACCTAAGCGATTGGCGTTTGGATGAAGTAAGAGGTATCCTTCGTGATTATACTCCCTTTCACGCAAATTGTCGTACTTTAAATTTTGTTGGCGGTGTAGTTGAATACATGTTGCCACCAGTAGAAAATATCCAATGGTTAATGAAATATAATTACTCGGAATATCTTATTGCTGGCGATGCGCAATTTGCATTTAATCGCAAGACCCTGTGGTATGATTTCAGCGGTGATCCTTACGCCAGCACCGATCCTGCCACATTAGGCAGAGTCAATTATATTAGAACTGATTTTGCCGATGAAGTTTTAACTCCTATATCTACTGGCACAATTACTCTATACAATGACAGTTTGGTATTGGCTCCAGTTACTCAAGTAGTTAATTACGAAAGTTTGCTTGTTGATTTGGGCAATTGTTTTCTTGAGATCCTTGATGGTCCAGAAATAGGCTCATATACTAATCCATTTTTATCAGTAGAGCCTTATAAATTAATATTTAATGGTACAACAGCTGCCGCCATAGATCCTATAGTTGGCGATAGTTTCACATACAGAATTTCTAATAAACTAATTAACGGTAATTTTTCCATAAACAATTCATATCAATTTTCAATTGCAGATATAAATGTCGATTATCTTATTTATGATATAAAAACGGTTTATCAAAATGGCTCTATAGAGGCTTGGAGTGTACGCATAGGATCATCTGACTATCAAATTCTTTATGTAAACAATAATACAATATTTATAGAAAATAGCATTTCTAATCCGCTCAGCACAACATCGGTTCAAGACTTATCTTATTCGATAGTTAAACCGGGAATTTATAGTCCTGACATTGTGACCACTTCCACAACTGGAGTGTATAATGTATGTAAAATCGCCAAGGTGACTAGCACAAGCCTGCCACAACAAAGTCTTGCTAATGTATGTGTACCAGTTCCTAGTCCTGAAATGTACTTTACTGTCAATGGAACTGATTTTTATAAGATTTATAGTTTAGACCAAACTGATTCTTTCTCATTTTACATATTAAATTACACCATAGGGTTAACGCCAACTTCGGTTGCTGGCACCGTGTACAATAGACTCACGGAAGCTTTGGGAACATTTGAATTTTCTGGATTAAAGGGACAGGCTTCTTGGCCTACTTTCTACAATCCTGAACAGGTGGTTTTACGGACAGAATTAATCCCAGAACAATGTTTGCTGGAAGTTAATTATGGCAGTTCAATTTACATTTATACTATTCAGGTTGATTTCGGAGGATTGCCCAGCGTTGCTCCCACATATGTTGGAATGTTGGGATATTTTGCCGACGTAGGCACAATTAATACCAACCCTGCAGGAACTTCATACTCTTATTCACTATACCGTTACAATCCGATAGGCGCACCTCCAGTTGTTCCTGCTTTGTCTGGCCAGAATTTATATTATGTTACCAGAGCAGGACAAGAAGTTTGGAGCCAGACATTTAATTACAGCATGTCTTTTTACATGATGCCACAATCTAACTCTAATAAATCACCTGTAGATTTTGTCAAGAACAATGAGAAGGTTAAAATTAGCATAGAATTTAAAGATGGCCAAAAAGCCGAAGGGGATTTAACATGAAAAGCACAGACTCATTAAAAGCCAAGGGAAGCATCAAAGTCGATATCATTTATGGAAATGGAAAGAAATACATTCATGAATTTGACAATACTGTTCTCATAACTGGTAGAGAAGCTTTGGCAAAAGCACTCACGAATACCTTGGGCACTTGCCCTGCGGCCACCACAACATCAACGGGCGAATTGGTCCCATCTTTGTACATTAACGCCATGGTTTTTGGCAGTCAAGGTGTCGATGGAAGTGGCACACCAAAAGTAGTAAGTCCCGCAAGAACTGCACTTTATGGTCCTGCAGTGGTGAGTAAAGGCGTTAATAGCTATGTGGATGGAACTGTTACCACTAACGCCGTTTTTGTCGCCACTCTTCTTTTTGGTGATGCTGTTGGATATTCTATAAATGAAATGGCATTGCAACTCAGCGACAACTCTTTGTATAGCATGGTAACTTATCCTAGTTTGGTTAAATCGGCAGACATGCAAGTGACATTTACTTGGACCTTATCATTTGTCTAATCTAAAATTTCTTTTTAATCGATAAATAGTTATTATGCCTAATCTGCCAAATAACGTTCCGGTTTACGAACCAAATCAGCCATATTATTATACCTTTGATAATATGCCTATAGATTCTCTTATACAAAGAGATAATATTATAAATTCTCAGGTTGATATCAACACGCAAGTGTTGGAGGATGCCGGAGGATCGGCTGGAAGTCTTCCAGTTAGGCTTAACCAAAGCATGGATGAATATGGTAATTTGACTCCATTAGCTGTCAACACAGCTATGCATAACATAGGATATCATGAAGATGGCGTTGGGCCTGACTATGTTTCGTATGTAAGAATGACGAGTGAAGAAAGAGCCAAACTCTCTTCAGTAGATGAGAATGCTACAAATGTTACTGTTGGAGTTCAAGTTGGCCCATCATTTGCGTCTTCTGCAGTGTATCCCAATGTACAATTTGATAACGG